CTCTAATAAGAGAGGTAATTTCTGTTCTTTGCCATGTTATTGGGAGTCAAAGAAAGGGAGTACGGGGTATTGGTTAGGGGGAACTCGTTCGGAAGAAACAAAGCATAAAATATCTGAAACAAAAAAGAGAAAGTATGCTTCTGGTGAAGTAATACATCCAAATCTGGGGAAGCGCAAAAGAACAGAGGAAGAATATAGAAAAAGAAAGGCAAATTGGGCTAGTCAGCGTAGGGCTGTCAAGCGTGGGAATGGTGGTTCTCACACTGTAGAAGAATGGGAAGAGCTTAAGGAAGTGTATAAGCATACATGTCCATGTTGTAAAAACAGTGAACCAGGAATAATTTTGACTGTTGACCACGTACTTCCTGTTAGTATGGGTGGTTCAAATAATATTGAGAATATTCAGCCACTCTGTAATAGATGTAATTCTGTTAAGGGTGGTAGGAATAATAATAAGTATGATTTGTGATGTCTGCACCTATAATGGTGAACAAGAACTTTTTGAGATACGATACAATATCTTAAAAGATTTTGTTGATGAGTTTCGTGTAATAGAATTTGATAGAACATTTTCTGGCAAGCCGAAAGAGAAAAAGTTTAATAAAAATTGGGATAAAGTAAAACATTATTTTTTAACTGAAGATACTTGGAGAAAATACAAAAACTTAGCATGGCAAAGTCCCAATACTTTAGGAGCAGAACATTGGAAGCGAGAGTTTATGCAAAAAGAAAGTATAAAGGATTGCTTGACAGATCTTGATGATGAAGATATAATTATGTTAGGAGATGTGGATGAATTGCCTGATATGCCGAAAATGATTTCACAGCCAAGAAAATTAAAGTTGCGTGTTTATACTTATTGGCTTAACAATCGTTCATCCGAGGAATTTTGGGGGACATTAGTGAGCCGTTGGAGGTATCTTAAAAATGAATGTCTTAATCATTTGAGAAGTGATGTAAGCTTGCGAACAAAAGAGTATTTTGGTTGGCATTTTACTTCTTTAGCTTCTTATTTGAAACAAAAACTTCAAGATAGCTATACAAAAGAAACTTACGCAACAGAACAGGTTTTAAGTAATTTGTCAAATAACATCAAAGAGAATAAAGATTTTTTAGGAAGGAATTTTACTTACAGGATCGATGAAAGTGAATGGCCCCAATGGCTGCAAGAACACAAAAAAGAATATAGTCAACTATGCCTGAAAACAAGCTAAATTCAGGAAGACCATTACCTCCGAAAGAATATCAATTCAAGAAAGGACAATCAGGAAATCCAGGTGGAAGGCCAAAAGGAACTTTGAAGCAGTACGTAAGCGAAATGTTCCAAAAGATGTCAGATAAAGAAAAAGGGGAATGGTTGAAAAAGAATAAAATCGCTGGAATTGATATGTGGAAAATGGGTGAAGGATTACCGAAGCAGGATATGGAATTGAGCGGAGAAATTACCAAGAAAATTATATCTGTAGACGAATAACTTAATAAGCAACAAAGCATAACAGCGATGCCAAGTTCAGCAATGGATTTGGCATTTTATGTAGATGACACATTGCTTGATTTAGAAGAACAGAAAAAAGCATTTCATTTTGCTAATCTTCAACCATTGTGGGCTACTGATAATTTACGAAAAGGAGATGGACACCGAAATTATAAAGTTTTCTAAATTATCTAATTTTTTTGAGAAACAAAATGAGGCGTTAGAAGCATCAAAGCGTTTTAAGTATGTATTGTTTGGGGGGTCAGTTGGTTCTGGTAAGAGTAGGTGGCTTAGATGGGGTATGTTGTATTGGTTAATGAAACTTTATGATAAGTACGACATTAAAGGCATTCGAGCAGGTTTGTTTTGTGAAGATTATCCTTCTTTAAATGATCGGCATCTTTCAAAAATAAAGTATGAGTTCCCAGATTGGCTTGGAACATACAATGAGGCAAAGCATGAGTTCACTTTAGCTCCCGAGTATGGTTCCGGTGTTGTAACATTCAGAAACTTAGATGATGTCAGCAAATATCTCTCGGTGGAATTCGCGGTTATAGGAGTGGATGAAATAAACCGTAATAAAAAGCCAACATTTGATATGCTAAGGTCTCGTTTGAGATGGCCTGGTATAAAGGATGTGAAGTTCTTGGCCGGTTGCAATCCTTTAGGGGAAGCATGGGTTAAAAACATCTGGGTTAAGAGATTATTCCCCCAAGATGAAAAAGAGCAATATGAGTTCGTCTATGTGCCGGCATTGCCTACTGATAACCCTTATCTGCCTCAAGAGTATTACAAGTCTCTTGAAAGTCTTCCAGAAAACCAGCGCAAAGCGTTTTTGGAGGGTAACTGGGACGCTATGGATGAGTCTATGGATGATAAAGGATATTTGCGGCTTATTAATGACAGAGAATACCAGTCGGTTATAGTTCATGGAGGCGAGCATTCTGGATACAAAGTATTAGGTGTTGATCCTGCGGCAGGTGGAGATAATTCGGCTATAGTTCTTAAAAGTGGAAACTTACAAGAGATATTATTCAATCAAAAGCTTCAAAATACAATGGACTTGGTCGGTGTTATTATGGAGAATTACAGGGATAGCAAAGCCGATTTCATAGTTGTAGATAAGACAGGAGTCGGGCAGGGTGTTTATGATAGACTGCGTGATTTAGATTATCCCATAAAAGGAGTAGCATTTGGGGAAAAAGTGGAAGATGAGATGTTTGCAAATTTAAAAGCAGAGCTGCATTGGAAAGAACGAAAGTGGCTATTGTCTGGTGGAAGATTATTATCTAATCCGGGCTGGAATGAGTTTGAAAATGTGAAGTATATCAACAAAGATGGTATAATAAAGATACAGCCAAAAGAGGAACTTTTTAAAGAAGGGTTATCTTCTCCAAATTGTGTGGATGCAGCCGTTTTGACTCAAGTTATCGAAAGCAACACAATAAAGAAAGAGAAGATGATAAAAATGAATGGAGGGCGTGCGTTCTATGACCAAATGGAAGATGTGTGGAATAACAAGCAACCTCAAATAGAAGCATGGAGAGGATAAAAGAATACAAAGGAGAAGAGAAAAAAGGCGTTTCAAAAGAAGGTTTGTGGACAGAACAGGATTTGGCAGTGAAGGCAGGTAATCCTTTAGTGGATTCTTCAACAGGAAAAGCTTTGATTATTAGAGTATTTGATTTTAAGTTTAACCCTACAACTAAGGCAATAGATATACAGCGTGCTAAGAACAACAAACAGGAATTTTTTAATATGCACGCAAAGTATATTAAGAACTTTTTATGGAAAGATGGGTTGAAAGTAAAAGAAGACCATGACCCGAAATTGATATTCAAGAAAGATGGATACAGGATAGCTGTGTTGTGTGAAGCAAGACTGGGAGTAAATGTTTTTGCAAAGCCAACCAGTTTACAGAATATATTTAGAAAGAAAACATGAAACCATCAGAAATTTCGAGTTATTACCAAGAAAGCCAGCAATTCTTGCAGACAAGGAAGCAGAGGCAAGTAAAACAGTTGGTTCTGCTTAATAACTTACAAAGAGGCGACCAAAATATAGCTTCTACTCTTTTATTGACGCTTTTCAACAGGATTTTATCTAATCTATATGATGACAAGCTTCAGATTAAGTTTTTGCCGTCTCAAGGCATAACACAAAATCAAATAAACTCATACAATATCCTTGCTCGTTCTGATTACTTGGAGATGAATAAAGCGCAGATTGACTATGATTGGGCGTGGGATACATTGTTTTTCGGGCGTGGGTATTGCGAGACATTGCGGTTCAATAAAAAGCAGAAGATAATGGCGCCTCATATTATCAATCCGCTTGTGTTTGGGTATGACCCATATTTTGAGGAAGTCCAAAGTTGGCGGTATTACTGGAAATGGATTACCAAAAGTAAATGGGACATCGAAAAGCTCATTAAAAATGGGAAGATTACTGGCATTAGAAGTTCTAAAGAACTTTCTACAGGCATTGACCCTTATCTTTGGGATTACAAGGTAAAGCGCGATGCGGCAAAGAAGGTTGTTGAGCCACCAATAGATACAGTAAGTGGGGATATTTACCAAATACTTGAGTTTTATGGGTATGATGAGAATGGAAACAAATCTGTTATGTGGCTCGATAAAGGTTTGGATAAGATTTTATGGAAAGAAAAACTCGATTTTAAAGACGGAGAAGATGGTAGTTCAAAATGGCCTGTAGTCGTTAAAGAAGCATTCAGAGAGCCGCATTCTTCTGTGGTATTTTCTGTTGCGGATCTATTAGAAGACAAGCACAGAGCTAAATCAGTTTTGCTTAACTTAGCTTTCATTGCCGCTAAAGATCGTGCGAATCCTATTTATGGCTACAATCCAGATAAGGTAAGGGATATATCGCAATTTTTCCAAAGGCAGATTAACCAGCACATTCCTATGGATGACGAAACAGCGGTGTGGCCATTGAATACTGAAGACCCAATGTCCGCAGGACTTATACAATTTATTTCTCTTTTGACTCAAGAAGCTAATGAACCAATAGGGACTGGCCAAGCACTTCAGCCTTTGCCTGGGAAGCAACAAACAGCTACAGAAGCTGCTATCACTCAACAGCTAAACGATATGGCTCAATCGCTTCAATCTAAAGTAATGCAATTTGGGGAAGCCGAGTTTTGGAGCCATTGGTTCCATCGGTACGCCAAGAATGCAAAGGAACTTAAAATGAAGATAGCGAATATCGTAGGTGTGAAAGGAGTAGAGTCTCAAGAAATAGATTTAGGTGATTTCAACACGGATTTTCCTCCTGGAGTATTTGTATATTCTGCGAAAGAAGCAGAGTTTAAAGAATTGGTAATGAGAAGAGATATGATGCAACTGTACCCTCAGTTAGCCCAAACTATGGGCCCAGAAGGAATGAGAAACTTCAATAAACACGTTTTCTTCCCGAAATTCCTTGATGACCCTTCTCTAATAGATACCATATTTCCTAAGACATTAGATGAGCTACGGGGAGAAGAAGAGAATGAAATACTTGCTAAAGAGAATTATATGCCGACTGGAGAAGGTGATAACCATGAAACCCACTTGTACATTCATAGAGCTATGTTCCCGAAAACTCTTGCTTTGTGGTTTCATATAGCCGAGCACGAAGAACGGTTGGCTGAACAGAAGAAAAATGATATGATGCAAGAACAGCAAATGCGCCAACAGATGATGCAACAAGAGCTTCAATCACAAATCAAGGTCGGGGCAGAAAGGAGGTCGCCTGAAGCTGCGGCTTCTCCACTTAAAACAGAAATAGGAAAAACCAATCAGCAAACAGTATGAGAAATTATTCACCAAACATTCCACGAGATAAAGATGGAGCAGAATTGCACGAATTACCGCCAGCGAAGACAGCGTTAACGAGTACAAACAAAGAAAACGCTGCAGTTTCGTCTATTTTATTGCTTGGACACAATACTACCTTGTTAGAGGTAGCAGCTGTTAATCAGCATGTAGCAATGAAGTGGTTTACGCAAGCAGTTGTGGATTCTTCGGTTGCAGGAACGAGTGTTCTTACTGCTGCGGGAAGTGAGAACTGGGATCACATGGTTCAAGTGAACACGGTAAGAAGATTTGTAGTGCCTATCGCCACAAATCCTCAGACAGGAAGTGTACAAGGAATAAACAGGGAGTTGGGACTATATCCCGCAGTTGCGTATAAGACATTCGCAGGGAATGGAAGTGTTCTAACAGCACAGTTCTGATGGACTTCAATCAAGACGAGTTAGAGTTATTGAGGCTGATAAGCGAGCTAAAACCGTATGATGTTATGCAGATAGCGGTCAACCAGAATGGTACGAGAATGTCTGTGACTGTTAAGAATAATGCTCAGATATTTAGAGAGTTTAAGATAACGCAAAGATTTGTTCAATTCATTCCAAAATTGACAAATGAATAAGAAAGGTTAAAATATAAGAATAGGCGATAAAGCCACGAGCGACGCCAGATTCTTTCGAGAGTTTGGCGTTTTCAATTACATGCCAATGACAAAAAAGGGGGAGAAGATAATGCACGCTATGATGAAAGAATATGGTAGTGAGAAGGGGAAAAAAGTATTTTATGCAAGCGAGAATAAGGGAACGATTAAGGGAGTTGCAAAACATCGTAGGCTGAAAAAAGCTGTTAAACGAGCATTCGCTTGAAATAATTATGCCGATGCCAAAAGAAGCGAAACCCAAGCTGTCGCGGCATTAACTAAAGGGTCGAAAGATAAAATTAACTAAGTTAAAACAATGGCAATAAGATTACCTTTAACGACATTGTTAGATGTCAACAACAGCACAATAAATGCCACTGGGCCTGCTTCAACTGCAGGTGGTGTTGCTCACCCATTTCTTATCCCGCAGGATACTGACAATATCGTTGTGAAGTTCACCGCATCTGTTATGGTAGGGGGAGCATCAGCAACATTGCAGACTTCAGATGACGGAGGAACGACTTGGTATGATGTGGCAAGGACAAGCATTGTTTCCAATGCTAATGCCACTAATGCACAATGGCTCTCTACTCCAGTTATCGGAATTGGTGTCAGAACTGGAGTTGTTATACCATCTGTAGTAGCTGTTGGCAGCGTTCAAAGTTTTGGAAGCGTATATGGAGCGATTGGTCAAACGCCAGCTTCAGGACTTGGACAGCTCGAGGTATCTGGTCTTCCGATTCTTGGCCGTAATGCGAGGATTTTCCTTCGATATACCGCCGCGGTTACCAGCATTATCTCAGAGAGAGTAACAGTCATGGCTAATAACCAATCGGCAACTCCGTAATGAACAATTCAAAACTTACTGAGAATTTCTTGGAGGAAGAGAAGCAGATAGATAACACTCCATTGCTCAGAAAAAGATTGGAAGAGTTGACAGAAATTATTGAAGCGATAGATGCGGTTAGTCAGTCTAATTACTACAGATTTCTTGAAGAAAAGGTGTTTCAGGATTCGCTTAACTCTTTTGTAAACCAGCTGTGTAACGAGAAAGACAATCAGAAAGTAGCTTGGTTGCAAGGAGCGATAGCAATAATCAGCAAGTATGCCGACTTCAGGAAGTTTAGCGAAGCATATCGATTGGAGTTAGAGAGAACCAAACAGCAACTAAAGGGTCGGGAAAAACAATAAACGTTCATTAACATGAAAGAGAAAAACCCGGGGACGGTGCCCCAAAGTGCTCCTGAACCAGAACCGACTATACCGCCAAGCACGCAGGTGGTGATAGAGCCGATGATGATTGAAAGGCAAGGGTCAAAAACAGTGCCAGTTACGAGGAGATGGCCTCAAGTTCGTGGCGGTATCTGTGAATGGTGCGGAGTGATGGACAAGAGTATTCCCTCCGAACACCAGTATAAGTTGTGTCCTCACTTCAGAGAAATTGGGCAGTTGAGATGTTCTTACTGCGATGAAACCAAGAACCCTGATGATGTTATCTATCACAGCGTTCTTAATATCGCAGCCCATCCAGACAATCCAAAAAAACTGATTGTGTGGTGCAATTCATATACTTGTTCGCGTGCGCATGAGAAGCGTTTTACGGCTTCTCAAACATAACTCGCCTATTGGGATAGTCACCTGATAGGTGATGAAAATAATAACTGATTCTTGGTGCGAGATTCGCCTCTCTCACTAATGTAAATAAAATGGCTGATGAAAACATAGAAGTAACTCCAGAGGAAGATTCAGAAGACATCGATGTAGATTTAGATGAAACTTCTGAAAACAAGGTCGAGAAAAGAATCAAAGAACTTTCAAAAAAGGTTAGGATGACTTCCCAAGAGCGGGATGAACTCGTAAAGACAAAGCAAGGGCTTGAAGCCGAACGAGATTCCGCCAAAAAGGAAGTTGAGTTCTACTCTTCTTTCTCGAACGCAACCGATAAATATCCTGGAGCCAAGGATTTCAAAGAGAAGATTAAGGAGAAAGTATTGGCTGGATACACGGTTGAGGATGCCACAGTGGCTGTTCTAGCCAGTGAAGGCAAACTGACTGCTCCAATGGAGACGGAAAATGCGGCTGGAGGATCGGCTACTAATCCGCCTTCTAGTGGAGGGCCAAAACCGCTTGAGGAGATGACTCGTGAAGAAAAACGCGAGGAAATTCTGAAGGCGGCAGAAAGAGGAGATATTAGCGTGTAACCTTATAAGAGAAAGTTCTTTAACAATACAATGCCAGTAACAATAAGAGGAACAGGATGGGGTGGAGCTTCCGCCAATACATCTGCGTTGTTGATTTCCTACATTCGGGATGAAATCCGTGTGTTGGAGCCGCAATTGCAGTATGCGAGGTTGGGCGTCCGCAGAGATTCTCCAAAAGGATATGATAGAATTCTGTTTCCACAGACTAACCAACTTCCTGTGCAGATTAACGTATCTATCGAGGGAGCTTTGGGAGGTTCTGTGTTTGGTGCAGGAGCGTCTATCCAGGGTGGAGCGGCCGCGACAGCAAGAGGCTTTGCGGTATCATCCACAGAAGGTGTGGCAGCCATAACAGAAGGTACGAACCCTTCAGCTATTACTTGGGGTTCTACCAGCTATTCAACTGGCCCATACCAGTGGGGGATACTCGTTCAGGTTTCTGACTTGCTTGTCCATAACTCGGCTATCGAGGTTGTTGATGCTTGCGTTATGCAAGTCCGCAATTCTTTAGCTCGTTTAGTGGACACAGCTATCCAAACAGTGGTGAATGCTGGAACAAACGGAGTCATTTACGCGGGCAACAAGACTACTCGCGCCGGCTTGGCCGCGGGGGACTTGCTTTCACAGAGCGAAATGAATAAGGCTTACCGAAACCTTGCGGCTTCAAACGCTGCTGGGCTTCGTCCGTATGAAGGTAAGTATTACGTTGCGGTTATTCATCCGTTTGCGGAGTCTGACTTGATGTCAAATACGGCTGCAGGTTCTTTCAACGACGCGGGACGCTACACTTCGGTGGACGATTTGCGAGCTGGTGCTTTGGGCGACTTTAGAGGCATTCGCTATTTGAGGTCAGCTTGGCAGAACTACTTTAACTCAACCGTAGCTGTCTTCCCAACGACTGTGTTGGGTGAGATGTCGTTTGGTTGGGGGTTCTTCCAACAGCCAGAGCCTATTCTCGTGACCACGCCCGACTCTAACAATCCATTGAACTTATATACATCTATCGGCGGCAAAGTCACACTTGGTGTGACCCGTTTCGAGGATGCTGTGGCAATTTATAGGATTGTCCGAGTTGAGGGCGCAGTATCAAGCTGATAAATCATAGATTTGTCAAGTTTGAGCAAGAACAATAATTAAACTGGGAGTTCTTGCTTCCTACCTTTTCTTCCCAGTTTGGGTAGGAAGCAGGGACAAATAAAATTGTGTTATCCAAAAATTGTGTATTTTGTAAAAAGAAATTTGTTAGGAAACAATTTTGTCCAAAAAGGCAGTGGTTAAAATCACGATTTTGTTCAAATCGATGTTCAGGGTTCTATAGGAAAGGAAAATCGTTAAAACACGACAAGCAGTTTCAAAAAGGAAACATTCCCTGGAATAAAGGAATATCAGGAAAAGTTTATAAAAAATCTTACCATAAATATAGAAAATCAAAATGTGATTTTTGTGGGTTTATACCAACTAACATGTGTCAAATAGACATAGACCACATTGATGGTAACAACAAGAACAACAGCCCTAGTAATTTTCAGACTCTTTGTGCTAATTGTCATCGCTTAAAGACTTTTATGAAAAAAGACGGAATTTATAGGAAATAATTATGGCAGCAGTAAGTGATATTCTAACTTTCGCTAGGACTCAATCTAAGACAGATTCTAACGGCTTAACCAATGCCAATGGGCTTATCTTTACTAATGAAGCCCAGGCAGATTTTCATCGTAAACTCATAAACAAAGGAATAGACGCTTCGCAGCTTCAGGAAGCTTACAGAGATGGAACAGTTGATGTTGGAACATATCTCTACCCAGATGATATGTTCTTTTTGAAAGCAATAGAGCTGAATTATACCGATACAAACCAACAGAATTACAAAAGAGCTCAACAGGTTGATGTTTCTAATCTTGAAGGTAATGTGTCGTTTGGCTGGTTAAGGAAGAATGCAAGTAAAGAAAGCCCGTATTTTGACGACAGAGGCGATTGGTATGAGATATTTCCAACTCCCATTTCTTCAGATAATGTTTCGCAGCTTATACGGCTATTCTACTTTTTGAAGCCTACGGATTATACGACTGTTGCTGATACGGTTACTTATCCTGTATCTTTGGATTATAGGATTCTTGGTTGGAGGGTGGCGGCGAGCCATCTATATTCTTTGGGAAAAATTCCACAAGGAGACGCTTTTAATTTGAAGTATGAAGAACGGATAAGTGAGATTACTGCTACTTTAGGTCGAGGCAGCCAACAGCCTATCGAAGCTCGCAGGCTTTCTCTTGATGGGTTCGAATTTTAATGCCTTATACGAATATCGCAAAACCGACAGGGGCTAGCTACACAAATGTTGAACCTGTGGGAAAAGAGCCGTATGACGACTCAGATATTACATACGATGACGCAAATGTTTTTTATGATGGGGTTAATGAAGCAGCATATACAAATATCGCAAAACCAGTCGGAAGTGTTTATACCAAAGTTTTAAAGCCTTCATAGTATGGAAAAACAATGTTTACAATGCAATAAGATTTTTAGAAAAGAAGACTTTAAGGAAAATTCTTATATTACTGTAAAGAATTGGAACAAAAAAAAGTATTGTTCTCGTAAGTGTTTTTCAAATAGTATCGATGTGCGGGGGTTTGGAAAGGGAAGTATCCCTTGGAATAAAGGACTAAAAGGATACAGTACCTCTCGCAAGGGACAAAAGATGTCAGAAGAAATTAAAAGAAAGATTAGTTTAGCAAATAAAGGACATATTCCCTGGAATAAGGGAATGAAAGGATTAATTTTAAATAGAAACTTTTTTGATAATAACCCTACATTAAGAGGAACGGGGAGTAGATTAAATTGGAATTGGCCGCGAGGAGAAAAAAACTATAAGTGGATAAAAGATAGAACTCAACTTTGCCGAATAAACAAACAAGGAGAAAGGAGAACATCAGCATACTTTTATTGGAGAAAAAGTGTTTGGGAGCGAGATAATTATAAATGCAAAATAGCGAATTTAGATTGTGATGGAAGGATAGAAGCACATCACATTTTGGGATGGTCGTTGTATCCAGAATTAAGATATGAAATTAACAATGGCATTACATTATGCCACGCTCATCATCCTACAAAGAGAGCGGAAGAGAAACGGCTAATCCCATTTTTCCAGGGGTTAGTGCCAGTATCAAATTAACACATTTTGAGTAACTTCCCTTCTGTTTTAAGCACAATATCTGACCCAACAGCTATTAATAGGTTGAATGCGCCATCTCATTCTTCGATAGAGAGTGCCCAAAATGATGCTATCAAGAAGTTGGAAACTTTTGTTGGTACTCTTTCTTCGGCTGCGGGAACTTTAATGTATGATGTTCGCGGAGCAGGTTCAGACGGGGGAGGTCATGTTCAGGGAGCGAACAAGGGAGGGACAGGACAAACTGCGTATACGAAAGGAGATATACTTGTTGCTCAAAGCTCTTCCGTTTTGAGTAAGTTGGCCATAGGAGCGAATGACCAGTTGTTGGTAGCTGATAATACCCAACAGGTAGGAATGAAATGGACGGATACAGCAGCAGGTAGAATAGCCACGAGCGCGGATAGGGTTTACACGGGTTCTACCACTGGAGTTGTTAGTGTACTGTCGGTAAACATACCCGGGAGTACGTTAGGCACTGCGGGAGTAATACGGGCAAGGGTTTTTTTGCAGAATGTTACGATATTTGGGAGTGGCGCAGATCCTGATGCCGGAGATATTCGAGCCCAAGCTCACTATGGAACAGCTTCAATGCTGCTTACCTCAGTCTTTTCCCAAGTTTCCGCTATTGGAGTTGCTCGTAATCACTATGGAGAATGTACGTTAGATATTATTGCTTCGGGTTCGGTTGCTACTCAAAGGATGATTTTTAGCGGAAAAATTTACACCTTAACTGGAGATAAGGTCTATACTTCTATAATGTCGTTTTATAGTTCATCTGTAATAGGAGTGGAAAGTTCAAGTACGGTAGGTTTGGTTATACAGTTCCAAAATAACCAAGCGCATTCCTTGATGGGCGTAATTACAGATGGATACATAGTTGAGAAAATATAATGGAAACAAAAGTACTCACAAACTTTAGCGGAAGATTGACTAGATACGAAAAGGGCGATATGGATTCGGGTTTTGCCAAGTATTCCAAGACTTTTGGCAATGATCCTTTTTTTGATCCAGGAAACCTGACATGGCTTGAGCAGCCAACTAGGATTGATCCCACAGAATCAGTTATTACCGACTTGATAGTGGCTGCGCGGCCTCGTTTAGAATCGGGAATAACTTATGTGTACGCTATTGGTCATACCGGAAGGCTGTATAAAATTCAGGTTAATAATCCTTCTACTTTTAACCCTGATTTTGACAATCCTGTTTTATTGGCCACATTA